TGACGCCCATTGAAGACATGGTGCGTGTGCTTCGGGACGAGAAAGAAGAAGCAGCGTAAAGTTACCTATAACTTTAGCCCCCCTCTTTTGGGGGGCTATAAAGTTTTCATGGCAATGTTGCCCCTCAGAATGAGCGCGTCTACTTGCTTGCTCATTCTCTCTATTATCTTCTTCTTTTGCTCTTCTGGTATTCTTGGGTTGTCTTTTATCTGAGCCATTCTGCGAAGAAGGCTATTGCGTCCATTGTTTATGGACTTAATGATGCCAGCTATCCTCAGTTCGTCTTTGTACTTAGACCTAGTATTCTGTATGAGATCTGCGTCTCCCCGCCTTATAGCATCGGTGAGAACCTCTCTAGCTTGCAGAACCCTATCTCTCTTCTCTATGAAAGAACCCAAATCCTCTCTTTCAGAAACCGAATACACAACCTTCCTGCCGAAAGGCACCTGCCGGATCATCTCATCGGTGAAGCCATCTTCTACAGCTTTGGGCAGCGTAGAAAATGCAAAGTCACCAGACATCTGGACGAACCTGCCAATACCACCTGTCAGATAGTCAACCCAGAACTCAATGACATCTGGGGACACATCAAGAGTGCCTTTCTCTACTGTCGATCCATCTAGGCTGTTCAGCCACTGGGCAATCCACTTCGCTGATGGGGATGTGGTTGACCAGTAGAGTTGGCTGTCTGGCGGAGGCGTAGGATCGAATGGTGATGTCTCTTTGTATATCGGCTTATTGGCAAAGTCCTCGTTCTCGTAGAGATCGATGATAGGATCAACGACAGTGGGCATAACAAAATTAATGAAACTCTCTGTGCCGCCAAGCGGGTTGAGAGTGTCGATCATGGTCATCATTGCTGAGTCCGCTGCCTCTGCTGGCGTGTACCCACCTCTGGACGCCCTGCTCAAAGAACGACCTATGTTGACCGCCATGTTGAGACCATATGGCATCGGTATGACTATGTGAGACCGCTCCGTAATGCCAAATGGATCTCTGAACACAAGGTTGTGTTCCAGAATGTAGTCTGGGATTTTGTCAGCCATAAGCTGACCGTCTTCATCCTCCTCCGAGGTGAAGGCCAGAAGCTGGTCCTGCAACACGCCAGCCACCATGAGGCCAACCCATATCTTGCGAACCTTCTTGGACCTTGCTGCCGCACTCAGCATGGCGAATGAGCCTTGCAGCGATGCGTTGTAGAACAGGTACATGGAGTTCATTAGGGTCTTGTATTCACCGCCCTTGGCAAAATCCACGGTGACATTACGAGCGGCAAAGGCTGCTCTCTGCTCTCCAATTCTTGGTGCTAATGCCTTAAACGTGGCTACACGGACACCATTCTCAACAACGGTGTTGTAGTCCTCCAAGAACTTCAACATTGAGCCAGTCTTCTTGCCAACAAAGCTATTCTTTACAGCGTTCCACTGACCCTTCAGACCCTGCTCCGCAATGTCGTCTGTCAGCTTCTTGATGTTGGCAACCTGATCACTGAGGTCGCTGATCTGGTTTGTGGCGTTTTGGCCCCCAGCCCTCTGAAATCTTCTGAAAAGAGCCGCGCCTGTTAGTTCTGATACAGGTATGCTTGGGTCATCAACTATATTCGCGTCTTCCCTGACGACCTGCTTTACAGCACTCAAAGCATCAAGAAAGTTACGTCTAACTTCTGATACAAGACCCTTTTGCTCATACTGGTTGATATTCACACCAGCTGTTTGAACGTCTCGTATCATGTTTGTAATCATGAACTCAGGGTTCAGAGATGTGTTGATGTTGGAAAGATATCTGTTGATCTTTCCAAGGCCTCTGACCACAGCGTTTGATGTCTGGGTAGAAACACCAGCGCCACCCTTGAGGGCATTGGCAAGCCTCTGATCTCTCACCCGTATGTAAACGTGCTTTCCATCTTCTTTGACGGTGATGATGTTGGGATCGTTCAAAGCGTTTCTGTCTACTATCGTTCTGACGGCACCCTTTACCAAGCCTCTGGTGAGGGGGACGCTCTCCAACTCTTCTGCGAACTGGCTGGTGAGTCGCTCATCGCCGCGCAGTAGGTTCAAGAACGACAGGCCAACCTTGTTGCGCTCAGACCTGATGACAGCGTTTTGGTTTTGCAAGAAGGTGGCTGCCAGTATGTTCGTTGCATACTCTTGGCGGCCCAAGGCTCGTCTGTCCTCCCTGCCGCGCACAGAATACCCTTGGCTGGTAACTGGGCTGGTGTAGGAAGCGTCTTCTGTTGCCTCACCATCGGAGTCGAATATGCCCCTGAGAGGTACATAATTCTCATACTGCGGGGGCTGTACGATCTCCCCGCTCTCAAGAACAAGAGGCTCACTGCTGTTGAAGTCTGGGGTGAGGCCAGATGCAACCCTGATTGCATTTGTATCATCAACAACCTGACGCACTCTCTGCTGTACGTCAGCTATGATCTGCTTGTTGCCTGAGTCAAGCGAGGCAACCCAAGACAGAATGTAGTCTGCCTCGGCGTCGGTCATACCAGAGCCGTTGGCGAGATCGTTGTTGATCGATCTGATGTAGGCGTTTCTTTCCTTGGCATGAAGCGCGTATAGATAGGCGTCAACTATCGCCAGTCTCTTGCTGCCAGTTTCTTTGAATGATTTGGCAGCATAGTTGCCACCTTCAAAGTCACTGTTAAAGCCTCTGCCTGTCAACCTAGAGAAGTCAGCGTCAGAAACCTCAAGATCCTTAACAAGCCTTGCGAGAGGCTCATACATCTCTTTCTGCTTGGAGTTGAGTATGTCCCCTGTCTTGCCGTGGAACAGCGTCTCTTGCAGGTATGTATCCATGCCATCGGTGATGGTCATGCCCTGCTGCTTCAGCTTGTCGATCATCACACCGACTGGCAGGAAGGTGTCTTGGAACTTAGTGATGAACGACTGCGATACGTCCCTCGCCTTCTGCTCACTTACCAGACCACCCAATCCTAGAATTTTGGATATGGTGTTATGGGCAGCAGAGTACGAAATGTGATTGTTGTTATGGTTGGCTACAAAGTTAGTAGACCCTGTGTCCACATTGGCAAATGTAGACCGTGAGAACGACCTACTGAGCTTCTTTGATTTGAGGTCTGGGTACGTCGTTCTTACAGAATAAATGCCGATAGGGTTCTTGAAGCCAAACTGTGACAGAACTTCGGGGTCTTGCAACCTTCCGTACTGGAGGGAAAGCACAATTTTTGGAGAGCTATGAGACGGGCGCAACCACTCCAATCTCAAATCCCTTTTGCCCATAGGTATGAAGGCGTCACTGACTGCTGGGCCACCACCGCCATCGGGGAAAGAAACAACATTGGGGCCGTCTTTGTGACCCTGTTTGTGCCAAGCAAACATCAACTGCTGCACGGCAGTTTCTACGTCAGGGAACTTTGAGTTCTCTACGATCTCTTTCTCATGACCGCGTTCTTGAATGTGATACTTGCCAAAGCCGAAGGCCCTGCCAGAAGAGTCCACGCCGTGGTTGCCAGCGAAGAACATGACAGGGATCAGGTTGTTGTTCTCCTTCATGATCCCAAAGAGAGAGTTGTACTTCTCAAACCTAGGGAATCTCTTGGGAGCATTTATCGTGGCGAAAGCGTTGGACGGAGCAGTAGAAAACTTCCTTGTTGATTTAGGAAGCGACTCCATCATGTCCATTATGGACCTTAGATCTTGCTCCTGTTCGGGTGTTATCTCACCAAGGGTGGCCTCTTCATTGTCAAAAAGCTGTATCGTCTCGGCACGATTGATGTCTAGCTGACGGTTTACAGAAGATGGATTCAGGGCTGCACCGTTTTGGGCGTCAACCGCATCATCATAGTCTAAGAACAACTCACCTTCTTGATCGCCGTTCTTGTATGTGAACCTCCGCTTGGGGTTGTAGTACATAAAGACGACATCAGGCTCACCATTGTTGAAGTCTGAATATTCTTCTTTGTCCCATCCCTCTGGAGCGAACTCATCGTTCCAAGCCGTTCTAGATCTTATTGTGAAGCCATTCGCGCTGTAAGCACCCGGCAGGAAGGTGTCAAAGGCGTCTAGCTTGTTGCCGCCCTCGTCAACCGCCAGCCTGATAGCGGGGTATGAGAAGCCCTTGTGAGCGTCTGGCGTGTTGAATACAGAGACGATGTCAACAAGGCCGTCAATCTCGCCCTCTTTCAAAGCAAAACCAGCCTTGCCATCTCTTGTGAGGAACAGACGCATGTCGGCATAGCCTGTCTCGTCCGCTGTAGTTTCTACAGGATAAACATAAACTGAAGATCCCAGTGGCCCTTGAGCAATCTTGGCCCTGTCAATCGCCTCAGCAAACTGTTGGGCCGACCTCATTGTTTGAGCCAACTCAAATATGGCTGGTGTCTTTACGCCCTGCTCATTGAAGAGCCTTGCCGCATATGGAGCTACCTTGTACTCGGCAGCTACATCATATTGGCCCACTTCTCGGCTTGATCTCTTCCTACGCCATACTCGTCCATTATCCCCTGCACCAATCCTGACGGCGATGGCCGCAGCTTTTGCTGGGCTGACGCTGTACTTGAGGTTTGCGGCGGTATCGTTCTCAGCAGACTCTCTGCTAATTCCTTCATCCGGTCGTCTGGCACCTGAGTCAGGATAGACTCTGTCTCTGTCTGTTGGGGGAAGTGCTTCTGCGATTTGGTCATCCGTGAATCCCTCTCTTCTTGCATATGCTATCGCGCCGTCAACGTAATCGTTATCAGCGCCTGTACTTTGTGTACCCATAGAGGACAGTAGCCTTTTCTCATGATACCACATAAGCGCTTGGAAATCGGCATTGTTGATATCAATGCCAGTCTTCTCTTTCAAAAGTTCCCTAGAACTTTCTGCTGCGGCCCTCATCACCTCACGCTCAGTGCCGTTTCTAGGTGTGGCCTGCTCAAACTTGCCGCTTAGGTTTTGTGCATGTGTATCTGCCGCTTGGAACAGAGGTGTTTTCTCTGGCCTCTTGTCAGCTTCTGCCTTACCGAATCTTGTGAATATCCTTTGGAATTTGGCGTTCAGGGCTGTGGCGAACTGATCGACATTCTGTCCCTCAACAGAATCAAGGCCCTCATCCAGCATGGTCTCGTCTACAAGACGCTGCTCAAACTCTGTCAGATCCCCTTCAAGAGATTCCTGTATTCTCTTTCTATTCTTGTTATTGGTCTCATCCGTGGGCTGCTTGAATGGCTTGCCAATGATGCGGTTCCACATACGCATCCACCACATGTCCATGGTGAGCGCATCAAACTCACCATTAAGGTTCATGTAGAAGCCGTTTCCTATCTTGGCCCCAAGAACATGAGCAACCCTAACTTTTGTGTCTTGAAGCTCTCCGCTGGGGACTTGTATGCCCAACTCTTGGATTAGTGGATCTTTTTTTAGCTCTCGTACCGTGGTCTCTTGGGTGAGGTAGTTTTGTATTTGAACATCGGTCATGTTCAAATCACTCTTCAAGGTATTATAGAACTTAAAGGCCTTCCGCATAGCTGCGGCACCCTTGTCTCCATATCCATCTGCCTTGAAGAGGCCGGTCTCTTTCCAGACCTTGTACTCCTCCATCGCGCTGACAAAGTTTTGATTTACAGACAAGCCGTTTGATGTGACGGCCATGGCAAATGTAAATGCAGCCCTAGCCTCTGGGTCATTCAATATCTGTTGGTTGCCGCCCTCAATCTTGCCCATGAACTCAAACATGGTTGCGACTTTGTCTTCGTACCAACCGATAGCGTTCTTATCACCGCGCAGGGCAGCCTCTGCCTCTGCCGCCATGATCATGACGATCTTCTTGAAGTCTTTCGGGTCTAGGGGATCGAGGGTTATATTGCCCCTCTCTTCCTGCAAAATACGCAGTGAAGTTGCCACCCGTGGTGCAACCACCTTGCCCTTTTCATTGAACACTCTTGTGTCGATGAAGTTGTTGTTCTCATCAATCCTGTGAAGGACTGATGCTTGAGCCAGCTTCTGAGAAATACCCAACTGAGACTTGGCAACATTTGATTTGACCCTCTCAGGTGTAGACTTGAAGGGTTCGATGGTGCTTTTTTGGGTTGAGTACAGGAAGTCCTTGCTCTTTGGTGGCGTGAACTGCCCACGCTTTCTAGTGCCTAGCTGCTTGGTCTTGTCCTGCGTCTGTATGTTCTCAAAGATTGATGCCGCCGAGTCAAAGCCCTCATCAAAGTGAGCGCCGCCAAGAGCCTTGAAGAACTTGACTATCCTGTCGAGGAGGTTCTTCGGCTTGCCAACTATCTTGAGGCGTCCATCCGCATAAGCGCGGAACATCTCTGCAATCGCTTCTTCTTCCAACAGGGCCTGCATCTCAGCCTCGCTGAGATTTTGATCTTTTGGATTGAGCATGATTGCGCGATCAAGGAATGTGTACGCTCTCTTCTCGCCCTTGCCCTGCTTGATAGCAACATACTTTGTGTTGGTGGCAGCCTTTACTAGGGTCTTGTATTCGGCGTCTGTGAAGAGACCAATCTCTTTGATGGCATGTATGATCTCGTGATTGAGAACATTCCTAAGAGAGACATACAACTCGTCGTCTGTAACCGATGGGTCGTATATCGACATAGCCAGAGAGATTGATCTCTTGCTGGGGTCAAAAACACCCTCAATGTTGGGGTCTTTGAGGCCGCCCTCGCGCTCTATGTAATCATCTATCTTGAGTCCAACATCTCCCAAGCCGAGACCGCGCATGTATTGCCTCAGCCTAGCAGCAACCTTCTTGCGCTTAGTCTGATACTCGTCGCGATACCTTGCGGACTCAGCCTGCATAGCGATCTTGCTCGCCTCTTCGGCTTCTTCCCGCTCTGTCTTGTCCAGCCTTTCATCAGCAGCAGCCTTCTCGGCATCTTCTTTGGCTCTGATGCGGTCCTCAGCCTCTGCAAGAAGTGTATTGGGCTGCTCAACTGTAGCCTCTATGTTTTCAATCTCTCGATTCAGAGCCTCGGCTGCTACAGGATTGTTTTCCTCAAGAGCCTTGTCTCTCAGCCTTATGGCCTCTTGCTTCAGGGCCTCTATCCTTGTGATCTCAGCCCTTGCCTTGTCCCTTTGCTCTTTTTCTTTGTATAGGGGGTCAAGCCTCTTGTCCTCGGGCAGGACATACCTTCCACGCTCCAAGTGCTTGACAACACCGTCAGTCTCCAAATCTCTTAGGATTTCATCGACAACCTCAGTGGAGTCTGTCTTTATAGCCCTCTTGATTTGACCCTTATTGACCTTGCCCCTTTTCTGTATTTCTTTCTTGGCATCTTCTTTTTGCTTTACAGAGAATATGGGGGATGCTGGCTTTGCAGCCAGATCTGGCTTCTGCACTCTTTCGGCTAGATCGGCAACATCTTGATTAAAGACCTTGGCCAACTCTTCCTTTGTGACATCTGCATCAAGTGGGATAGATGTCCCCTGCCTTGACTGCCTGATGTAATCAGCAGCCTCCGGCGGGAAAGAGGACAAAGGCATTGGTATGAAAGGCCTTGTGGCCTGCTTGGCAGCGTTGGCAAGGCTTAGGTTCTTTTGCGCGTCAGTGAGATTAGTGTCAGATACTTCAGCAACAACCTCTGGCTCTGCCTCTTCTTCTATTGGCTGACGGAGATCAAAGCCAACTTTACCAGCCTTTATTCTGGCGTCTGCTCTGCCACCTTCCTCAATCGCATCTTCTTGTAGCTGCCTTGTAGCCTCTGCCTTTTCTTGCTTTTTGATGTCGCCGCCAACAACGCCAACAGTTCCCTTCACCGTGCCGCCAACGAGACCCGCAGCTACACCAACCTCTAGATATTCTTCCAAGGCCTCTTCACTGGTTATGCTTTGGCCAGCTTGATATCTTTCTATGATCTGTTGACCAATTTCTGTCGGCACCTCTGCTATCGCACCGGCACCCACACCCTTAACTCCTCGACTGAATAAGCCCCCGCCCCTGATCATTTTCGGGGTGAGGAACCTGCCAACCAAAAAATAGTCCGCTATGAGGTCAAGAGATGCCTGTGGTATAGAGGCTAAAAATGCAACCCTGTTGTCAATTTCCACAGGTCTGCCAGCGGCTATATCTGCGTCTCTTTGGGCCTCTCTATTGCCTCCAAAGAAGAAGGGTATATTGGCTGACAAACCACCAACAGCCAGACCCACCCCGCCGCCTATCAATGTTCCAACGCCGGGGGCAACCGCAGTTCCTATGGCAGCCCCTACCTTCTTTCCAGCGATACCGCCCGCTACGGTGGTGGCAAGATTTGGAAGCTGTTCGCCAAGGGTCTCTACAAAGAAGTCAAGGCCAGAGCCAATATCCTTTACATCTTCAAGCCTAGTGGCGTTTGCACCAGACTCCTGAAGCTGTTGCCTGTTTGTTTCAACGATGCCTGAGCCGATATCCTCAATGGCATCTATGCCCAGATCTTTCCCTATTCCCTCTACCGTAGAACCATATAAAAGCTGCACTGTATCCACGCCAGCGCCAAGAGCGCCGAAAAACCCTCGGCCCTCATCGCTTTCTATTAGTTCTCCTGTGGGGGGACCATCAACACTAGCGATGTATTCGTCTATTTTTATTTTTTCTTCTGGGGTAGGCGTAGTACCGGCGATTTCTATGTTGTAGTACCTACCCGAATTTGGCGCTTTTGCCTGCACTATTGCCATGTGACACGCCTCAATTCACTACGCTGAAATCAGGTATTCCTGCAAGCGCCCTCAGTTGCGCCGCTCTCGCCAACAATGCGTCCTTGTCCTCTGGTAAAACATCAGGTTTTTGTGCAGCCTCAAAGAGGCTTACCGACTCTCTCAAAAGAACGTCTCTGCTTAACACATTAGTGTCAGAAGTTTTCTGTAACTTTGCCTTTGCGTTAATTAGATCAACTACACCCTCTTGATATCTTTCTTGGGCATCACGGAAGGCTTGCAATCCGCTGACCCCCGCTTCTCCAACCGCGCCCAAAAGCGTAGGCTCCTTAGACGACATGAGGGCCAAGCCAGCTTGTGCCAGAGCCAGATACTTGTCTGTCTCCCTGTCTTTTTCAAGTTTTGCCTGAAGATCAGCTATTTCTTTTGCAAGACCAGTTTGGACTGTGGGTTGAGTTACTGTCGGCTTTTTATCAGGATCTGATTTTGGAGGTTCTGTATCTGTTTTGGGTGCAGGCTCAGGTGGCTTCTCAGCATCAGATTTCTTTTGGTCCTCAGCAAGGGAGTCAGCAAAGTCTCTTTGGGCCAATGCTTCCACATCGAAAGCAGTTTGAGGATCTATAGTCTCAGGTTTCGCCTCTAGCCTTTCCACAGCGTCTGCCATATTTGCGGCCTCTGCTGCGTCTGCTTGCTCCTGCGCAGACTCTAAAGTGATTGATGGCTCATTTGCACCGGGGAAGAGTTCATACTTTAGGCCGCCACCTTGCGTTGTGGCTGGCAAAAGCTCGTCAACGGCCATAGCGAGTTCGCGATTGGTATCATAAAGTTTATTCATCTCCTCCCTTCTAATAGCAGGAGGAAGTTTTGCCATCTCCGTGGCACGTTTAATTATTGCCTGCCTCTCCCTCTCGGCAAAGGCCGCCGGATCTTCCCTCTGTTGCCTTGCTAGACGCTCATCTCTAGTTTCAGTCAAATAGTCAAAAATTCCCATTTCTTTTACAGAGTCATCATCCTCTGACATCGGGACTTTTCTTACGTCATCAAAAGATCGGCCACCCATCTCGTATGGCTCTGGATCACCTATGCCAAGCAATCCTCCCAGATACTCAAGAGTCCCCTGTTTCTCAGACTGAATACGGTCAAACTCTTCTTGCGGAGTTCCTAAATCTCTTGTTTCCCCACCAAGGGTTGCTGCGGTAGCTGATGGCATGACAGCATCGCTGATTGCAGTGCCAGCAGATTTAGCGGCATCCACCACCTGATCAAGAACGCTCGGAGAAATGCCACCCGCAAGTATCTCTGCAATCTCTGCCTCGTCCTCTGTGCCAGCAGCCGTGATAGCACGAGCTATCTGATCATCAGAGTACCTGTCCTCATAATCACGGCCCTGCTCAAATCCAACCACAGCAGGAATTAGGTCAGCCCTACGCGCCTTGAGATCAAATTCTTCATCAGGGTCAAGACCAAGAGTGCTGCCAAGGTAAGAGACATAATTGTCAAAACTAAGTTTATTGTCTGACCTTGGTGCAAATCTTGAAGCAAACCCGCGCAATGTATTGATGCCATACTCGTCATCGTATGTCGCCATTAGCCTAGCTAACGCTCTCAACCCCTCATCCTCCGTGCCGAAGGTGGCATACCCACCACCTTGGCCAGTCTCTCCGTAGAATCCAGCGCCGGGGCGTATGTTGCCGGGGTTGTTTTGACGTATGCCGAGAGGGACTCCACCTTCTCGCATTGGGATGGCATCATCTGTCGGGGCAGGCATAGTCTGTGGGCGCATCGATTGTGGCATGATAGAGCCAATACCACCCTCAGCGACTGCTGCTTGCGGTGCCATGGCCTCAGACATGCCCATAATGCCGCTCTGAGGTACACCAGCGGCTGCTATAGCCTCTTCTGCTACTGTGGGCTGGTTTGCGGCCTCACGCTTCATGAAGTCGTCACGGACGCGCTTACGGCGCTTGATCTCACCAAGAACAAGAAACTGAGGCGCAGAGCCTGTCGGCATCTGCATCTCTGAAATAAGCTGCTGTTCGGAGAAGTTCTTTAGCTGATCTTGGATATCGATGATGTTCATTAGCCACTAAGCCCCTTATACAGACCAAGTGCAGATATGCCCGTCCCAAGAAGCTGTTGGATAGGGTTGTAGGCTTGCATTGATGTGGTTTCTGTAGAAGGCTGTACAGGGACACCCCTCAGAACTGATGACAAGAACTGCAACTGTTCTCTGGGGTAATCTCGCTGCCTGACAAAGTCTTGATATGCTAGATCCAAGCCAGCCTGATCCCTTGCGGTGATATCCTTACCAACCTGCTCAAGCAAACGAGCGGCCTCAACATCACCCTCTCGTGCCAAACGCCCAAGATCAGCAAGTCCACGAGCCTGACCGCCAGCCAACTCAGCAGCGCCGAGGCCTAGTCTTTCTGCGTCTGCTCTTGCTGCCCTGTCTCGCTCAAATTGTTGCTGTGCCTGCTCAAATGCCTGTTGCTGCCCCGAAGCCTGTATTTCTGCGAGTTGCCTGCCAAGAGCCTCTTGCGCCATTCCCTCTTGGACTGCGGCTCTACTACCGCCAAACGCGCCCTGACCGACAGCTTCTGCGGCTCTACCCGCCCCCGCTCTTTGAGCGTCCAGAATAGCTCGTTCCTTTTGGACATCTACCACCTGTTGCATGTAAGGAGACATATATTGCGCTGCGGCATCAGAATCGAACTGCCCAGCTTGATAGCCCATACCCTGAAGAGCGCGTCCGATTCCTGCCGTTGTAGCTGCTTGTGCAGTGGGAAGACCGGCTATGCCAGACCCAGCAACATCTCTGGCCTTTTGCCTCGCGTCTAAAGTGTCTTGAGCCTCTCCCGCAAGACGTTGGCCCTCGTATGGCTCATACTCTCGCTTCGACTCAGCTTCTGTTCTGTTTAGAAGGCGCTCAAAATATGGCTGAACATATTTGGGCAGATTAGACTGAACAACAGTCTGTTCTGCTGGTGCTTGTTGCCTACCCTTGCCCATGATTTAGCTCCATTCTATAGGCGATATACTCAGGCCGCCACCCATACCTATGTAGGATTTTGCCCCATGCTTTTCTCCCATAACCTTCTATGTGCTTGCAGCCACAGTCTGCGGCGTATTTCTCAAGAGTTTCCAACACTGAAGGCATCCACTCTTTCATCCTGCTGCCCCCAACCCAATCAAGAGCCATTGCTCTTCTGCCGGGATACTCTATGACTCTGCTGGTCAAGGCGGCTATAACGTCCCTTCCCTCCATGACCAGCCAAAGCACTAAAACTCCATCCTTCAAATCACTCTTTAAATCTTCTATCTCAAACTTGCCTGAAGATGTCTCTACAGACTTTCTTAAAACCCTCGTGACATCCTCCCAAACGATGTCAACCCCCTCCATGGGGACCGCTGTGATCATCATGCCGGTAGCATCATACCCTGTGGCACCTGATCAGGCTGCTCTGTCATACCTGTACGCATCTCTCTGACCCTGTCCATCATCTCATAGAGGGATTTCGCGCCAGCGTCAGTCGATCCGTTGCCCAGCCCACTAACAACGTCAGCCGGTACGATAAACTCTCCATCAGATAGGACAACATCTTGCTCTCCTTCAAGGGTGGCGGGGATCATATCATCCATGCCGTCACCGACACCCTCTACCATGCCCTCTGTAACCTGTGCATTGTCGTCAAACTCGCCGCTGCGAACACGACCAACCAAATCTCTGAGAGCCTCTTCACCATATGTCGAGACAAACATGGCCAAGGCCACCTCTGGGTCTGGACTTTTGCCCTTAATAGCGTCAACAGCATTGCTGATGATCTCTTTGTCGTTTGGCTTCTGCACCTCACCACCCTTTGCAAATGGCTCAAAATAATCAAACTCTGGATCTTTACCGGGTTCATAATCTAGCGGTATCGGGCGTCTCTTACGCTTTGCAGCTTCTGCCTCTGGTATGTCAGGGGCATCTTCAGGTTTATCTATACCCTGTGGCTTCATCCCCTCAAGAAGGCCTGTCGTGCCAACCGCACTCAAAGCATATGGGTTAGTTGCAGCCTCTTTGAGGCCAGCAAGGCCAGTGCTTTGGATGTTAGCTCCAGCAGGAGACTTAAAGAAATCAGTAAATGTGCCGCCTGATGTTGTGGCCGCTGGGGCGACTGAAGAGACAGAGGGCATGGTTGTTTGACGAGCCAACTGCTGGCCAAATGACCCCGCCTTACCAGCCGCAGTTTGCACACCCGAAGGAGCCATGGTCGCAACAGTACCACTTTGGCCTGTTGCGGAAGGAAGTGATCCTGTGAACGGATCTGCTGTGGCTAGCTTATCTGCACCGCCACCAAACATGCCGCCAAGAGCCTTACCGCCGAAATATGACATTATGCCCGTGCCAATCGCTGTGCCAAGGTCATCACCTTGCAACAATGACCCCAAACCGGAGCCAAGAGCGCCATAGAGAAGGGCGTTAGCGCCCGTTGCGCCAGCTAGTGCAGAGCCGCCTAGTCCTAATATCAGTGGTAAAGCCATTGTTTATCCCTCTTCTTCAGACAAGGCCCGCATCCTGTCTACTAATCTTCTAGCACGATTTGGGACTTGCGTATACCACCGCGAGTCAACCATCTCGTCCGCTGCCTTGTTCCAATCCCTTGCATCCACTCCAGCCTTCATACCCTTAAATTTGGAGAGACGAGGTCTTCCCATATTAAACATCATGTTGCAAATGATATGCTGACACTCCTCGGGTAAATCATCGAAGTCTGGATACAGAACTTTGCACTCGTCCACGGTCACAGTCATATCAAGGTTGAACACCCTTTGAACTCTCTCTTGTTCGATCACCGTGCCTACAGGCTTGCCATACTCCTCATCGTCCTTGGTAATGAGGTGGCCAATTCCGAAGGTGGGCAGGTGAAGATGATCTAAGTAAATTTCGTACTTACACCCCTCGTCCTCTGCGATCTCTGTTCGTAGCTTATCTATATTCATTTCGTAAGCCCCTTAACCTTCTCTACAGTCCTCAAGCCACCAAGGCCAAGCATGCCAAGAAGAACAGTCATTAGGCTGTCCATGTCAAAGGTAGGTAGATCTGGCGCTTCCATACCCGCGTAAGCAAAACCAAACATAGTCACAGGGGCCAGCACAAAGTGCCAGATCATGGCCGTTGCCAAACCCCATCCAAGAAATGGCCGCCAACCAGCGACGAAAACAGACCTATGCTGCGCCTCCGCCCTGTTGATCTCTATCTGACCCATGTTGGCTTCGTGCATTTGCTTCTCGGCCATGGTCGCGATTTCGTGTGCCAACTTGTTCTTCTGGTCCTTGTCTTCGATGAACTTGTCCAGAAGCCCCGTTACGGGTCCAATCAAAGCCTGCAACATTACGCCTTCTCCTGTTTATTTGCGCCTGTAGAGATGTGGTTCTTCCGTGCATTCCCCACATCCCTACAGATCTCCCTTTGCTACTTCTTGGCTATCCATGCGGTAGTACCCATGTAGGCCCCCACAATTCCCGCCCCTGAAATATAAAACAGAGACGATATTTCAGATAACGCATGTATTCTTTCTACCGAAACCCACGGTGTAAACATTGCTGCTGTAAATACAGCCATTCCTATCAAAGTAAACCTCGCCATTCTTAGTTGGGCTAGGCTTTTTCTAAGATCTCTTTCAGTTTCTTTTATTTCTTTTGCGTGTTCAAGCTCTTCATCAGTAACTACGCCATCGCCATCCATGTCGTACTGTGCGTACTTACTTTGATTTTGTAACTTTTTGTTTCCCATGACGAGTAGTGCCTGCCCCCACATGTAAAGTTACCTGTAACTTATGTTACGATCTTCACAGTCCCGCTGTCGTTGTATAACGCCCCGCTTTCAAGCCCTGAAGCACTTGTTGGAAGATTTGTAAGTGTAATCTTGGTCCCCCGCATCTCTCCGGGGTTTCTCTCTTGCGATATAAAAAGCTCCAAAGCCCTCAACAGATCAGCCATGTATCTAGCAGAATACTCTTGAGGTGCTTCAGGCAGTCTTGGTGGCGCTATCTGATTAGACGACATTACCTTCTACCGTCCTCTCTAGAGTCAACCCTTGGGCTTCCAAGCTGCCATTTAGCGCCAAGTGCCGAAGACTCTACCCGTATGACAAACGATCTGCCCCTAGAGCGTAAAAACAACTGATTAGTGTAAAGCTCAACAGGGGATGATGCGGTACGAGTTGCTACGCCAGACGCGGTGTTGTCAAAGCTCGCACCGGGAAAGTTTCTGGATTTTACAGTAAATGTGGCTTGCGGGCTGCTCAACTGTGTAGAGCCTGTAAAACTAAGATCAGGTATTACCCTGCTTATGTAGGTAAACTTATTGCCATCACCGATGTCCATGGCAGCGGACTCAATAAACGAGTTCATCGCGCTGCCGTCATCATCGTAGCCAAGCTCGTGATTGTATAAATACTGACCGCCAGCGGCTATCGGGAACGATCTTGTACCTCTGTCCAGCCAAGCTGTTCTTGAAAGATCACCAAAGTACCAGATGTTTTGACCATAATTATAGACTACATACTTGTCGTTATCTGATGCGCTGGCAGATGGGTAGAACCAGAATATCTCAGAGAACTCAGAGTTGATACCAGAAACAACCTTAGATGACTGGGCAAGGTTGAAATCAGAGAACACCTTCTCTTTCACTGTACATTCAAGCTGCTCGGTCTGACCGGCGTATCTATAAAAGTTGTCTATGCCCATCCAATAAACCACGTCCTCTGTGGCCGTAGCAGCGTTTGGACCCATGATTGTTATGTTGGATGAAAGCTGTTGTAGGCCAAACGTAAACGGAGGGCCTATGAACCTCATCGAAAACAGGGATGTGTCCGTCCATATCAGAACCTCCCTCTTTGTTTCTACTGCCTGAACAAACTTAGACCCTGATCCTAGACGCAGGCTTCCAGCCGTATTTGTGCTAGTCGGGAAGTAATCTATAGGGTTTTCTTGATCAGAAAACCTTATCAAAAGCGGATCTTGGGTGCCGTTACCCTGTGTCGCTGATGAGTTTCCACCGATGTCATCACAACCGAACACGATGACGTGCCTGTCTTGATCGGAGACAAGAACCTGTTTAGCTATTGTAGGAACGCTGGTCTTTGTCCCTGACAGGGTAGAAAGCTCTATAGCCCTTGTGGAGAGGTTGTTCGATCTGTCCCAATAGAAGATGCCTCCGTCTCTTGGGTTGATAATTAAATCTTCGCCAAAGTTGTCATGCGACCAAAGCCTGATCTCATTTGTTGTTGTTAGACCATTAGGCTCTGCCGAACCCCATCCACCACGGCCCCATGTGCCTGCGCCCCAGCCAGTTCCCCCAACAACAGCGTCCAAGCCAACATTGATTTGATATGCCCCTACGGTGCTGCTTCCACCGTTGCCCGTATCAGAGCTATTGGCTGCTACTGATGCTGTTATCGTGAAAGTGTTAGCGTCTGTGACAGAAACAACCTGATACTCTTTGTTGAGAACATCAGCCGTTATCGCCCCACCAAGAGAAGCTGCTCCAGAAAATGTAACAAAATCATTCTCAAAGGCACCATGAGATGAGTCTGTTACAGTTATGGTTGTGCTACCGTTGCTTGCCGCAAAAGTAACATCTCCTGCTGAGGTCGTGTTTCTTATAGGGGTTACGTCGTTTAGAGACTGGCCCTCTTCGATGTAATATTTTAAGTGCGTTCCTATGCCCAAATAGTTAGATCCATCAAGAGCAATCCAGTTATGAAGCGCACGGGCAGAGCCTAGATATGTGGAGGATGCGTACTTCTCCCAGCCACCCATCTTTTCTGGGTAGCCCATCCTAAACCTAATTTTATCGCAGTCGCGCCACCCGCCCTCATTAGAATATGAGGTAACCTCTCTATTAACGCCGGGGTTAAACTGTAGCTTTGTAAGCGGCATTAGGTCTTTCTCCCACCGTAAAAGTCAGTGAGAGAAACAGCACCTGATGTCGGCACATCTCCATTTGCGGCTGTTTGAACGGAACGGTTGTTATATGCGCTTCCACCAAAATAAATCCCGCAACTTGCCCAACCTGCGGACGGCCACGACACAACCACACGCACCGTTTGACCGTTGGTGACAGAAAAACTACCCGTTGTAGACGCGGTGTTGTTGCCCGCAGTTAGCGTATATGTGGCAACCTGAGAGCCAGCAACATACCAAGTGTGAGTTGATGTTCTCGTGGCGTTCTGAATGTAGTAAGTGCCTCTATAGTGATATGTGCCTGTTCTGTCTACAGTCCACTGAATATCGCCAGTGCCGGTGTACCCGTTATCAGCCCATCTGTAGTGTTGATATATATAGTTTCCGCTATTTATAACAGGAGCAGTACCCCAATAACTGCCTCTGCCATCATACACAGAGCCAGACATACTCGCCGCCGTGACCGTTTCAGCTACGGTGCTTGGGACCAAGCTGCCGCCCCTGTAATACTCGTTCAGAGAGTGTGGCGCGGAGCCACCGTACTCCGAGGCCAGATTGGCGATTGAGATTGCGCCTGATGACTGTAGTGTCATGGTTTAAATCCCTGCAACAGCGGTGATGTCATCCTCTACGTCGAGTGCGCCTGCCGATGTCATTCGGACTTTCGTGTTACCAGAATACTTAAACAATAAATTGTTTGAACCATCGACTTCGATAGTCCAGTTTCCTAACGCCAACTCTCCATCAATGACCACATCGCCAGTACCGTTTGGAGACAATGTAAGGTTGCCATTTGTGTCTGTGGTCGAGATGGTGTTGCCATCGACATTGATGTTATCAACGGTCAGCTTAGTCCCGACAGCTACGGCCCCAGTGCCATTCGGCGTGAGACTAATATTGCCATCCGCGCCATCAGCGATAGAAATAGTCCCAGAGTTTGTTCCGCTGTTTGTACTGAGGGTGAGATCACCCGTTCCATAAGTGGTTATGGTAGCGTTAGCATTGTTGTCACCAACTCGCACAGTATCTGTGTCAAGCTGCACATCTCCTGTGCCATTCGGTGTCAGTGCAATGTGTCCGTTTGATGTGGACACAATAGAGTTGCCGTTGACATCCAGATCACCACCCAACTGTGGAGTAGTGTCCTGCACTATGTCGGCAATGAAGCTGGCTTTTTGAACCTCTGCACCAGAACCAGCGCCATCAGCGAAGATCCACGCTGTCTCGCCGTTCAGAATAGATACATTGCCGCCGGAGCCTTGTGTGAAGGTGGCCGTTTGCCCTGACGCATTCTTAACGAGATAGAGTTTGTCCTGATCATTTGGGGTGATTGTTACGGTGTTCGTGCCGCTGGGTGATCCGCCAAGGACAAGAACTTTGTAGCCACCGTTGGACAGCGCCCCGTCTGTGGTGGTCAAGATAGTGGTTGTTCCGGTGAGTGAAAGAGCCAATACGCCGTTGATCGCTCTGTCTATGATGTCAAAGTTTGTGTTTGTTGTGTCTCCCCAAGTACCCGACTGCTCTCCCGTGCCGGGTTTCTCAAGACCTATATTGTCGGTGTATGTGGATGCCATTTACTTCACCATCTCTGTCCATGTTTCATTTGTACCACCATACGAAATTTCTGTCCATGTATCGCCCGTATGCGTTATCTCGGACCAACTATAGGTGTTGCTAGGATCTACTTGCTCCCACAAAAAAGCGCCATTCGCCGTCATTACAAAGATAGCCTGTATAGAAGCGCTAGAAACGCGAACAGCATTAGCAATGGTTGTCTGGTCAAACGCAAAATCCATCGTGGCGCTGTCGGTTCGTACTGCTATGCCAACTGTTGTCTGATCAAACTGTGTATTTATGTTGGCAAGCCCGTGGGCGATCAGAGTTGCTGTGCTGACTTGCGTAAAGTTAAACGACTGGCCCGAAATGCCGCTGGCTATAAAGTTGCCTGTAGTATCTTGGGTAAAGTTGGCGTCCAACGTAGCCACGCCAGAACCAATAAAAATGCCGTCAGTGCTTTGCGTGAAATCAGAAATAGAGCTTGCTGCCCCAGTCTGCACCCGTATTCCCGTTGCGGTTTGCGTAAAGTTGAAGGACTTTACGACATCTGCACTGGCGATCATTATCGCGTCAGTGTCTTGAGTAAAGTTCGCAGAAGCCTCAACGATAGCGGTGAGCAAACCGGCGGCGGCACTCACCTTGCTAAAGGTGCCGATCATACTGGAACCACCAAAAGACAGAATGCCCTGTGCGGCTATCGCCCTTTCAGATAGTGCCAGTTCGCCGAACATTATTGTGCGATTTCCATTGCCGTAATGGTTGAACGACTATCGTTTATACTTCCAAATCCAGCATTGTTATTTGCGTAGTTAACGTAAATTTCAGTTTGTTCTAACCGCCATTCAACATAGTAGGTCACTGCTGAAGTCGTAGCCGGTGAATCAAGATGACAGAAATTAGTATTAAACGGGTCCCAGTTTGTACTTGTACTATACCAACCTAACTGGGCTACATCGACGGCACTTCCACCAGACGGATTGCGGACCAAAATGGCTCTAATTGTATTTGTGTCACCAGCAATGCAGTCAATGTTTGTCTGTACTAGAATTTTGTTGGACGAAGAAGTGGGGGTAATCGACACGGCATACTGCCCACTAAGACCCGTTCTATCTGTCGTGCTGATGTGGTGACGTTGCGTAAACTCAACATTCTGAACCTGCAAAATGCAGCCAGCAGGTAAGTCGCTAGTTACAAGAGACAGTTTAGAAGATGGGACTGTAGTGCTTGTTCCCAGCAGGTTTGCAAGTTTACGAGCGTTACTCATCGCTTACTCCGGTTCCGTCGGCCACACCACATCATCAAGACTGCTGTAGCTTTTGGTTATGTCACGCAGCGCCTGACGATACGCCGTGCGCTCCGTACTCATGGTCAGATCCGAAGATGCCCACCAATCTGTCTCGGCGATACGGCGGTTCCGCTCGGCACGAAGCAGCTTCATTGGCTCGGCGGCATCAAGCTCGGCCTTCTTTGCAGATACCGTGGTCCACGATACGCCCCAGTTGTCGGGGTTGTCGGACTCAACAGCGGTGCCGTTCTCGTCCTCACCGATGATCCGGCGGAACATGACATTGAACTCGTCCTCTGTGGTTGGCTCACCACGCATCACCCACTGTTCGTCAGGGATGAGGGCTGTGATTGCGTCTGCTACTGTAGTCATTGTGCTATCTCCAAAATTGCGATGGACGACCCACCAGAGTTGCTGTCTTTGTTTATTGAGCCACCAGAGCCGGGATCATCATACTTGGCCTGTAATTTGTAAGTAATCTGGCTGGTTGTGTTCGGCGTGTCGTAGTGATTATAGGCCCATCCACCGTGACGGAAGTCGTCATTACGGCTTACCGTCCAAAAGTTGGCATTTGAAGTCCATAGGTAAGTGCTGCCGTCCCTCACACCTCTAGGAGTCAGGCGAGAGTTCGTGTTCGTGCCAACTTGAACGCCTTGAATTGTGTACATGATGAAAAGTTTTGAGGTTGAAAACTTTGGAGTAAAGTTCAGTGTGACAACATCCACATAACTATTATTCGTCGTAATGGTGATTGCAGTGCTGTTTGACGCAAACTGCATTTGAACCACAGCACCAGCACTTGCCACATTTCCAGCGGAATCAATCGTCAGCGCGGTGTTCCCGTTAGTCGGGTCTTGGATTTCGGAGACTTTCAATATGCTGCTCATTGGGCAATCTCCGTTGCCTTAATGGTGTATCTTTGGGTGTTTGTATGAACACTACCTGTACCGCCCGAACCCGTACTCATTTTCATCGTGTAGGTTTGTGAAGAAGTTGACGAAGGACTATGAATACCTAACAATGCAACGGCTTCAGAATTAAGGGCAGACTGCCCCACTCCTGCACGAAATAGTTGATTTCCAGACGGGTCTTCTATGCTTACAGTAGCGTAAGCGTTACTTGAACCGACCGACACCTCTAATTGACCCATGTAGCCTTCTATATGAATGACACTGCTAGAAGACTTCGGTGTTATTGAAACGGATATAACATCAACATTGCTGGTTGAGTTTGCTGTGATTGTTGAAGTCGCCGTATTGGTAACAACCTGAACCACATGCCCCGGTATCTGCACCCCGTTGCCGCTGGTCTTCTCGTTGATGGTGTCTACGAATAGTGTACTCATGATTTATCCTATTAAACGAACATCCATCCACGTTTGAGCGTCTGCAAGATTTACTGAGGTTCCGTTAGCGTCACCAACCCTGATTTTGTAGTTAGTACCGGTGCTAAGAGATAGCATGCAGCTACCAACCGCTGTTGTAAAACCGGCCCCAGAATAACCCTGACTCAAAACTAACTTACTGCCCTGAATTGCAGTGTTAGAAGAGTTGGTAACCTGCCAGTATACATAATGCCTATCTGCATCTAGCCTCACGGCACCAGAAAAATTATATAGACCAGCCACGGGAACAGTGAATTGATACGTTGATGTATTCCAAGATATGCCTTGAGAAGACAACACGTTGTCATAAGGAACATCCGTTGTGCCTGATGTGTTAATAGATACCGTGCTTGACCTATTAACCATAACATACGGAATTTTTGGCAGGGTAACTTGACCGCTGCTGTTGACAAGGACACCATCCGTCGTGCTACCCGTCGCCCGTACCTTGTCTACATTTATTATCGAAGCCATACGCGCCTCACAGGATTGTCAGACTGCCACCGCTGGCAATCGTTATTGTTACGCCATCAGCAACCGTAAGTGGGCCGATGCCAAGGGCATTCTTTGTGGCGGCTATGGTCGTGTCCTCGCTGACCGTCTTGCCGTTGGTGCGGAACACCGCTGTGTCCACCGTGGTGTTTGTAGTCTGAAACTGCGGTGCCGTAATCTCACCAGCAAACGTGCCGCCGGACGCCTTCGATACTGTATCAGTAACCGTGAACGCACGAAAAGCGCGGATTACCAACTCATCACTAGTCGCGGCCCCGGTGCCGAGAGTGATTGTATCGCCGTTGCTTGCTGTGAAGTCTGAACTGTCCAGATGCACCCCGTTAAGGTAAACATCGACATCGTTACCACTAAAAGCCAGTATCGCACCATTTGCATCCGCCCCCGTAAATGCCGTCTGGTTGTTCGTAGCCACATACTTGAATAGCTGCATCGCGTAGCTGGTCGGCTGGTCTACAGCGCGGCCAAAGAAGCGCACAGTGATTACGTCGCCGTTAGCAGGGGCAGCAGAGAAGGTCAGGGTGTTGCCCTGCGCCGTATACGCCTTGTTGATTCCCGGCTCCTGCACGACGTTACCAATAGTGACAAGCAGCGCCTCGCCAGACACGACGCTCTGCGCCAGCGTAAACGCCGTCGCACTGCCGGTGCCGGTAAATCTCTGGAAGGTGATGTCACCTATATTTGGGTCTACGCCTATGTAGGCCATTATTCAGCATCCTGTATTGTGTTGCCTTCTGCCACCCAATTTAAGATTTCTTGGTAGTGCCTGTTTTCAGCGTCTGTAGTGGGAACATACATTGTTTCTCCACCAATGACGGCTTCAATGACTTCGTTGGTGCCATCGCCGTCCGGGTCTAAATATTTTGCAGATTCTATATTCATTACTAAAGCTCCGCATCCCCCACAATATTGGTGTAATAAGTATAACTACTTTCGTTATCGACATATGTACTGCAATGATGGTCAGTAATATGCTGTACCCCTCTGCTATTTCCGGGGGTTCCTGAATAAGTAATTGTAACAGAAGGAGCCGCTCTCATAGTGACAGGCCAGAACTCAATTCCTCTTCGATAATTATCATCGTTTGCTAAATCAAATAGCCATTTAGCGCCTGAACGAGAAAAATAATATCTCTGACATGCGGCCAGTTCCTCGCCAAAGCTGCGGTGTTCAAAGGGAGAAGCCTGAGAGCCGATCTCAAGCTGGACGCCGGTGATGTACCAGTCGTTGCTAGTGTTATCAAAAATGTTTACTTGCCCAACGGCTCTGTCAGTGTCGTCAAGTGTTTGCCAAGATGTTGCAAGACTGCCACTAGAGAAATCAGTGCCAGCCGCAAGCCACCAGTTTACGTTAAGACTGCGGTTAGCGTCGTTATCTAATGCTCCAGTAGTGTCGCCTGCAAATGTTATAGACTTGTATTCCCATGTGTCGGCACTGTTGATAGTGTAAGACTTGTTGATATGGCGGGTGCTATTATCTTGGTCAGTCAATTCTACAATATATGTGCCGGTCTTTGCTGAACGCACAAAGAACGAAACCGTCACACTTTCAGCCGCAGATGTACCCTTCTTCAACATCTGAAGGTTTTGTCCTTCAAATCTCTGTTGCAATAGAGCAAAAACATTAGCGTTGAGTGATGTGTCCGCAGTCGTAACATCCATTTTTAAACTGTTGCCAAAGCCGTCTGGTGTAGTGGTGGACTGCGCCCATGTCAGGTCATAACCATCTGTCTGTCTGCCAAAACGCCACCTGTCACAAAGATACTGTTCAGCAGCGTCAAAACTCGTACCCCTCTGCGCCACCTGCATCGCACCGTTGATCACAAGGTTCCTGTTTGACAACGCCGACTGCGAACCAATCAGTGCGGCGAGTTCTGCTGCCTTACTCATGCGAGGTCTCCGTGATGTGATGATGAAACGAAGCCCATATCTGCTAGAGTTATACTGGAATTGTCTGAAAATTTACCAACAAAGCTAAAAGCACTAGCTGTTATGGCATATCCTTCAGCTACAAAAAAAGCTGAGTTGTTGCTATTGCCACTCCGTCCCAATGGAGTAGTGTACTGGTCAGTTCCAAATGCACTCGTCCAAGCGATAGTGCTTAATCCTGTTCCTTCATCAGTAATACTAGCGACATTTAAGCTATCGTTCACTGTTTGTGTCCCGCTTGTGTTTGCTTCCCACCAAGCCTTCGCACTACCATTGGCAACATAACTCATGCCCACGCTGTTGTTCCCAGAGGCATCCTTCAGGGTGTTTACTCTAAGTTCGCTTGCCATTATGCGAGGTCTCCCAAGACTGCACAGGCTACTCTTCCCGTATCCGCTGCACTGTTGCTGCTGTTTCTTGTTTCAATTTTAAAAGTGGTAGTGGTTGTTCCTGTAGAGCCACCGGCATTGCCCAACAGTTCATGGTACTGTGCAGAGGTGCTAACAGGAGCATAGTTTTCACTCGCCATTGCATTTGTCATGACAGGACGCTGGTCTCCCGTACCACTGTCAGTGATTGAAGCTATGTTGAGACTGTCTGCTCCACTTCCGGGGCTGGTGCCGTCATAACGAATCCACGCCTTCGCCAGCCCCTGCTGCAAATTCGTTGTGGTCGAGTTGCCCTCGCCGGTAATCGCAATAGACCCAGCCG